GAACTGCTGCGGCTGCGCTGTTCGGTACGGCTGTAGCGGCATGCGTCGTCACGTTCGGATCGCTGGGTGCAGCCGCGAACGGCACGGCAGGTTCTGCTCCGACCGTTGACGGCACGATCGGGTATTTCGGCGGGCTTGGTTCGATCAACTTGGGCGCTGGCACGGTGCATACCCTGTTGGCCGGCACGCCATACGTTGGACCTGGCGAGTTCATCGGCTACAAACACACCGCCGGAACGATTCTTAGCGGCTTCCGCGTGACCATCGCGTACGTGATGGGGAAGTAAGCGACCATGAAACGCACGGATAGGGTTGCAACCCGAAAAGGCGTAGTCCCCCGCGCCTTCCGTGCGTCGTCGGGGGAATCATGGGGGACATGACGAGATGAACATCAACTGGTTTTCAAATGCGCCGTGGGCAGCCACGGGCTACGGCGTGCAAACAAAATTGTTCGCGCCGCGCCTAAAAGAACTGGGCCACGACATTGCGATCACGGCGTTCTATGGCCTAGAAGGATCGGTCATCAACTGGAACGGTATCCAGATTTACCCGCGTTGGGCGCACGGCTACGGCCTGGACATCATGGCGGCGCACGCGAAGCGCCAGAAGGCGGACATCGTTTTAACGCTGCTGGATGCGTGGGTCTTCGATGCAAACTCATTACGCGCGCAGAACGTCAAGTGGGTGCCGTGGTTCATGGTGGATGGTGAGCCTTTGCAGTTGGCGGTGTACAGGCAGATCAAGGAATCGTTTCGTCCGATCTGCTGCTCACTGAACGCGCAACGGGCCTGCAAGTTAGCCGGACTTGACGCGCTCTATGTGCCGCTCGGCACGGATTGCAGCGTGTACAAGCCGCTGGGCGACAAACAGGCTATTCGTGGCATGATGAGGTTTCCAACCGACAAATTCATCGTCGGCATGGTGGCAGCGAACAAAGACCCTGGCGATCGCAAATGCTTCTTTCAGCAGATTGAAGCGTTCGCGCAGTTCCACCGCAAACACCCGGACACATTTCTGTACATGCACACGCAGCATCAGGTACAGCCGGGCGTAGGTTATGCGGCGCTGAACCTGAAAGAGTACGCGGAGTATCATGGACTTGTCGAAGAAAGTGATTTCGGCTTCTGCGATCAATACTGCTACATCCTCGGCTTCTCGGATCAGCACATGGTCAACACCTACAACGCCTTTGACGTACTCCTGAACGTATCGCGCGGCGAAGGCTTCGGCGTGCCGATCGTTGAGGCGCAAGCGTGCGGTACGCCCGTCATCATTGGCGACTGGACAGCGATGGAAGATTTGTGTTTCGCTGGCTGGAAGGTCGGACGCAAAGAGGCAGCGCGCTCGTGGAACGGGCAAGGCTCGTATCAGTTCACGCCTACCGTCGAAGCGATTACCGGGCGGCTAGAATTGGCCTATCGCACATCTGGCAAAAAATGGCCGGAGGCGGCAGAAGGCGTCAAGGTTTACGATGCCGACTACATCACCGAACATCACTGGAAGCCAGCGATTGCAGCGCTTCAAGACATGCTCAGCGGGCAGGATACCGAATTGAAGTTGGTGAAGTTCTAATGAACATGCTAACTGGATTTGTCTCACGTCGAACCGATGGATTATTCGATTGGTACAAGTTCGATGTAAAGCCACCTTCATCTGGCGATGCTTCCATTGGCTGTAAATTGGCTGGTATTGTACGAGAGGTACATCCAGCGTGTAACGATAACGGCGGTACACTGGCGATTCTGAATTACCCTCCGGGTACAAATATATGGGTTGAGATAGTCAATGAAAATCCAACTCCTTAACCCGCCAATCCACCACTACACCGGGCGGCAGTACCGCATGATGCCGCCGATCAACCTGCCGACGATCGCGGCGCTGCTGTCTGCCGCCGGCCACTACGCTGAGGTAATCGACCTCGAAGCGTTGGCCGTCACGCCAGAGCGGCTTGAGCATGCGTACAAAGCGCAGCGCGAGTCATGGCCGGACGTGATCGGTATCACGAGCATGACGATCACTTCACGCGGTGCAATGGATACCGTGCAAGCGCTGCGCCGTGCTGGCTTCGACGGCAAGATCATCGCGGGCGGCATCTACCCGACGGAGAACGCGCAGAAGTGTATCGATGACTGGGGCGTTGATCTCGTTGTTGTCGGTGAGTGCGAGGGCAACGTTGTAGAGATATTCGAGAGGGGTGCGCCTGGCGTACATCTCGGCCAGCGTATGCCGATCGAGGACATCCCTGCACCCGACTGGCAGCACCACAACCCGCCGATCGGCGATTACAACGGCAACACGCGCTTGATCAATCCGAAGCCGGGCATCAGCATGTGGTCACGCGGGTGCCCGTTCCAGTGCGTGTTCTGTAGTGACAATCTCTTCAATGGGCAGCCGATCCGCTATCGCCCGCCGGCGCTCATTGAGCAAGAGATGCGCGAACTCAAGCGGCGCGGCTGCCTGAATTGCTATGTGTACGACGATGAGCTTGTCGGCACGAAGTTGCCGCATGGCTGGATCGAGGACATCGCCGATCGCATCGAAGACTTGCATTTGCCGTACATCACGCAGGGGCACTGCAACCGCAACACCATCACGCCTGAATCAATGAGCCACGTCAAGCGCAGCGGTTGCAGGGTGATCTTTTGGGGCCTGGAATCGTTCAGCGAAAACGTGCTCCTGGCGATCAAGAAACGGATCAAAGAAGTGGACATCTGGCACACGCTCAAGGTGTCGCACGAAGCCGGGATCGAGAACGCCGTATTCACGATGGTGGGCAACTACAAAGAGACTGTAGCCGATTTGGAGCACACCTACAACTGCTTGAAGAAAGCGCACGCCGATGGCCTGATCCAATACCGGCAAACAACCGTCTGCACAGGGATGCCTGGGACACCGCTTGAGAAGATCATGAAGGCTGAGGGCTGGTGGACAGAGCCGCCGGAGTACGGGCCGCAGATGGCGCAAGTCTACAGCCCGACGCCGTGGTTGACGATGCAAGAGATCATGTACTGGGCGAACAAATTTCAGGAAACGTGTCCGGGGGTGCCATGAATAAAGCAACGAAGGTAAGGCAGGCTGAAGTAAAAACTGAAGCGGCGGTAGAAGAAGTAGAAACTCGCGGCAACACCGCAATCATGCGAGTAGTCACGCCGTACACCGACGACATGATGACGGTACTCGAAGAACGCCTCGACGCTCAATTTGATGATGGCTTCAAAGTTGCCGCGTGTGTTCCGTACGGCGTCGATCGCATGGTCGTCATTTTGCAGAAGGCCGCATGAGTAATAAAAGTGCGCCTTTCGGCGCACTGCTGGATAACATCCTATCAGATATTCAATCGGGCGCTATATCATTCGCCACGGATTTACGGGTCGCTCGGCCTCTGACGCCACTTAATCGGAGTGTGATGTCTAGCGATAAATCAATCCAGCGAATATATTATAACACGGTTTGTCAAGCATGAACAAAGCGATCGTTACATTCGGCGTAGGACCACACCGCGAATACCTTAGCATCGCGCGCCCATCGTTTCAGGCGTTCGCTAAGCGGCACGGCTACGACTATTTTGAAGCCGATCAAATCGGGAGGCTGCGCCCGCCGGCCTGGTACAAGGTGAAGTGCTTGATCGATCTGCTTAAGCAGTGTGACCTGGCGGCATTCTTCGGCTGCGATCTCGTCGTCGTTGACGGGCGCGATGACTTTCCGCTACCTGATACCGATTGGTGGCAGGCTATGGTCACGCACCACACGCAATGTGGTGACGTTCCGAATGACGACATGTGGATTTGCAAGCGTGACATGCTGCCGTGGCTTGAGCGTGTGTGGGCGCTTGGTGGCAAGTACCTAAATCATGGGTGGTGGGAGCAGGCTGCGCTCATGGAGTTGATGGCCTACGACCCGGCGATTAATAATTTTCCGACGCATTGCAATGACATCTGCAACGAACTCTACCAGCATACGCTCTGGTTGCCGAATGAGTGGAACGTGCATTGCTGGGACAAGCCGCAGCCGTCGCATACGCGCATTCAGCACGCGACGATGTGGCCGGACAGGGCGTCGATTATGAGGCAGTGGGCGCACGAAGCTGAGGAGTGGATCGGTGAGATACGTTGATCCCGTCGGCAAGATTCTAGCGCACGTTGACCGCCTGGCCGCGTGGAAGCAGGGCACGCACGCAGCGCCGATCAACATCGAGTGGGACTTGAGTAACCGCTGCTCGTTGGGTTGCGCGGGTTGCCACTTCGCTTACACGCACACGCGCGGGCCGCTGGCCGGCAAGCGCGACAAGCCGCATGACTTCGTTGACGGCGGAGATATTGCAGACACGAACATGGTCAAGCGCGCGCTGTACGAAGCGAAGGAAGCGGGCGTGTTGTCAGCGACGTGGACCGGCGGCGGTGAGCCGACATTGCATCCAGATTTTGACGAGATCGTGCGCTATGCAGATTCGCTTGGCCTGCGGCAGGGGCTGTACACGCACGGCGGGCACATCAACGAAGCGCGCGGGAAGATGCTTGGCGATGTGTTAGATTGGATCGTTGTGTCGGTGGATTGCGTTGACGCTGAATCATACGCGGCCTACAAGGGCGTGTCTCAAAACTGGTTTAGCAAGATGCTGGCTGGCGTGTCTAATCTGCGGCATGGTAAATCAGTCGTCGGTGTGTCGTTCTTGCTGGGCAAGGACAACTGGACGCAGGCGCGCGACATGTTAAAACTTGCGCGAGAGATGGGCGTTGACTACGCCACGTTCAGGCCGATGATTGAGTACAGCATGGACGATCCGTCAATGCCTGCCGGTAACGTATCGTGGATTACGCAGGCGCTGCCCATGCTCGAATTGCTGTCTAATCAACCTGACGTTGAGTGCATCCCTGAGCGGTTCATCGAATACCGGGACTGGCAATACCGGCGCGAGTATGGCGCGTGCTACGGCATCCGCTTTAACACCGTGGTCACGCCGAACGGCAAGGTATTCGTATGCGTCAATCGGCGCGAGTTTGCCGGGAGCGAGTTGGGCGATCTGTCGGTTGAATCGTTCGCCTCTATTTGGGCGCGGCACCCCGGCGAATGGCGCGACTTCGAGAAATGCCGTGTGCTGTGCCGCTTGCACATGATCAACAAAACGGTGTGGGATGTTCACCGCCCGCGCCAGCATGTGGAGTTTGTCTAATGACTGTCACGCCGCGTACCCCAGGCATGGACGATCTCGTACAGCAGTTGCGCGAGTTGGCCGATGTCGGCACCGCTGATTTCGTCATCGCATCAGACACATACTGGTCCTACGAGCATTTGCAAACTGCTCTCGATCGGCACCGCATCACAATTTACCAGCAGGAGTTGGAGCAGTGGCCGACGTTGAACACGTCAAACGTGTTCGTGTACCAGGAATACCGCGCGCCAATCGGCAACCTTGAGAGCGGAACCGCAGTATTCAGCGTGCAGCAACTAAACGGCGGCACGGCACCCGCCTACACCGTGGACTACAACACAGGCGTGATCACGTTCACGGCTGACACGGCAGGCACTGCCTACATGTTGTCTGCGCGCGCCTACGATGTCTACGCGGCGGCTGCGGATGTGTGGCGCGCTAAGATGGCGAATGCGGCAAAGTATTTTGACTTCTCGACTGATAATCACAGTTTCAAAAAGTCGCAGTTCAAGTCCAATTGTTTAGAGATGGCTAAGTATTTCGACAGTCAGAGTATGACTAACTCGTTTAGCGTGACAACTATCACGCGCTCGGACGTGAACGCATGACGGCGCTCTTAAACAGCAGTGAACTAACGTGGATGCGCGCAGTCGTTGACGGCGTGCTGCCGGATACGTGCAACATCCTCAGTGAGTCGCTTGCGCCTGACGGCGAGGGCGGCGTTACCTCGACGTGGGGCACCGTGTACACTGACAGGCCGTGCCGGCTGGATAGCGCTGTTCGCACCGCTGACGAAGTGTCGATAGTGGGTGGCGGTCGCAAGGCAGTACATCAATACATGCTCAGTCTCGCGGATGACACCACGATCAACGCAGGGAATCGGGTCGAGATCAGCACATCCACGTATACCGTCGTTAGCGTCAATGATAATCAGTCGTGGATGGCAGTTGGCCGCGCCGTGTTGGAGTTGATCTAATGAGCAAGATTAAACTTGACACGACGAAATTGGATCAACTTCTGGCTTCGATACCCGGCGATGTAGATGAGGTTGTCGGAAAAGCGGCGATGCTGATCGAGCAACAGGCGAGGTTGCAAGTTAATAGTTGGCCCAGGGCAAAGATGTATGTACGCACTGGCGCGCTGGCAAATGGCATCATGGCAGAACGGATAAAGCGCGGTTTTTGGTCTGTGCATGATAGCGTAGAGTACGGCGTATTTTGGGAACTTGGTCATCACAATATCTTTTTGCGCCGCTATGTGCGCAGGCCGTTTTTCACACCCGCGATCATGTACGTGGGTTCAAAGTTTGCGCAGATATTAGCGCAAGGATTATTCAATGAGTAGGCCAAATCTATACGCTATCGAAACTCGACCAGGAAAAACGCGCATTTTTTCCGTTAGCCAAATCGTTGTAGAGGCTGGTTTGACATCAAGGCGGGCGGCGCGCAGACTCATTAATCGCGCAGTAAAATCAGGTGAAGTAAAACGGCTGAGGCGCAGGAACGGGCACGGCGGGACAATGATACCAAAAGAGAACACATCGAATGAGCGCATTTAACGCGCTGGGCGCTGCGATCTACAGCAAACTTTCTGGTGGCACTGCGCTGACAGCACTGCTCAGCGGCGGCACGGCATCGATCTACAACGTCGAAGCGCCGTTCGAGGCGTCCTATGATTACGTGATCTTCAACGTGCAGGGCGGCGTTGAGTCGAACGACAGCGGACACCGCGTCAAGGACATTACTCTACAGGTACGCGCTTACTCAACGGCGCTTAATCGCGCGGGCACAATAGATTTGCGCTGTGATACGCTATTGCACGGCGGCACGTTGAACATCACAGGCTGGACGTGTGTGTTTGGGCCGGTGCGGGCGCAGGACATCGAGATCGTGGAATACGACGAAGCACATAGGCCGATCTACACACGCGGCGGGCTGTACGACATCAAAATCGAGAAGGTGTAAAGGAGCATCATGCCAGAATATGCTGGAAGCGCAGTTGTTTTGCAGTGGATTTGGAGCGGCGGCACATTGAACATGAGCGGCGACACGCGCAGTTGCAACATCACGCCGTCAATGGACACCATCGACGCAACGGCTGGCAGCGACCCTAACAAGGTGTATCTGCCGTCATTCGTTGACTGGGAAGTGTCGTGGGATGGCGTTGCGCAGAACGGCACCGCTGGCACCGTGTACTCACAGGCGCTTTTGCCCGGTGCTAACGGCACGGTGCAGGTCGGGCCGTATGGCACCGCCGGGAGCGCGCTAAAGTTTTCCATGCCCGCGTTTTGCATGGGCGGCGCGATCACGCTGCCATACTCGGACGTGGCGAGTGTCACCGCGTCGTGGAAGACGGCGAGCGGCGGTAGCGCAACTTGGGGCACGTTCTAAGGAGCGTCATGAATACAGGGGGAAAGCAAATCACGCTGTCCAATGGCCGCACACTGACGATTGATCTGTACACGATCTCAATGAAAGAGTATCGCGGCCTATTCGATCCGTCGCAGTCTGCGGAGCAAGACGATGCTGTATACGCTAAGGTGCTGGGCATCACGGCTGAAGAACTGGCGGATATGCCGCAGCCAGATTACCGCTGGGCCTGCCGCTCGGTGTTGGACGCCGCGAAAGAGCCACTGGCAGACCCAAACTCTCAAAGCGTGTCTACTACGCCCTAAGCGGGGTGAAGGGACACGCAACACCGATCGAGTATTGGCGCTGGGAGTTAGCGGAGCGGTTCGGCTGGCCGCTTGAATACGTTGATGGATTGAGCGTTGAAGACATGCATGAGTTCTGGCAGATTGACGACGGTCGAAACCGAGTCATGAGCGAGCAACGTGCAAGGGCGATTGCTAAATGCCGCAAAAGATAGCGAGCCTCTACGCGGAAATTGGCGCGGATACACGCGGGCTTGAAAAGGGCTTGCAGCAAACACGCCAAGGGCTGCAGGGTGCTGGCAAGGATGCCGACACGCTCGGTGAGAAGGTCGGCAAGTTTGCTACGGGCTTCGGCAAGTTCGCGCTGACCGCTGGCGTCACTGCGCTTGGTGGCGCGTTGGTTCAGGCCGTCAAGTCGGCGTCAGAACTTGAAACAGAGTTCGCCAAAATTGCCGCTTTGACAGACACGCCACGCGAAGCGATTCAGGGCCTGACTAAAGACGTGATGGCGATGTCGCGCGAGATGCCGATCAGCGCGAAGGAGTTAGCGAAGGGGCTATACTTCATTTCGTCGTCAGGCTTCCAGGGCGCGCAAGCGATGGACATCTTGCGCGCGTCTGCGAAGGCAGCATCGGCTGGGTTGGGCGAGACGAAGACGATCGCGGATGCTGTGACATCTGCGCTCAACGCCTACAAGCTCGAAGGCGCTGACGCTGCACGCATCACCGACATTTTGACGCAGGCCGTGAAGGAGGGTAAGGGCGAACCTGACGAGTTAGCGGGTTCGCTTGGACGCGTTCTACCTATCGCGTCAGCCGCCGGCGTGTCAATGGAGCAAGTCGCCGCGAGCATGGCGACAATGACACGCACCGGCCTAACCGCGGACGAAGCAGCAACTGCGCTGCGTGGAACCATCGGTGCATTGCTTGCGCCGTCGAAGCAGGCCAAGGACGCGCTGGGCGCGATTGGGTTGAGCGTTGACGATCTCGCAAAGATGCTCAGAGAACGCGGCTTGGTGGAAGTGCTGCAAACGCTGATGGAGCGCACGCACGGCAACGTGGAAGCGCTCGACGCGATCATTCCGAATGTGCGCGCGTTGACGGGCGTGTTGAGCACCGCCGGTAGCCAGGGCGAAGCATACGCAGAGATTCTTGGTAAGATGAAGAACGCGGCGGGCAGCACCGATAAAGCGTTCGCTGAGATGTCTAATACGTTTGAGTTCAAGTCGAAGAAGGCGCAGAACTCACTCGAAAACTTAGGGATTGCCGTTGGTCAGAAACTACTGCCTCCGCTCGGCGACGCCGCAGACGCTGCCGCTGTGTTGATCAACTGGCAGGACAAGGTTGACGAAGCGTTTGCGGGCACAAAGAAAATAATCGAGCGGACAGCGAAGTCATATGAAGAATACCGCGATAGCATCCTGGCAACAGCGATCGCGGCTGGCAAGATGAATGAGCAGGAAGCGGAACAGATCAGGACTGGAAAGACGCTGGCCGAAACAACGTTCGATCTGTCAACGCTGACACAGGATCAGGCAGAGGCCTTCAACGCTGAGATGATGAAGTCCGCCGCTCTCACGGGAAATTACAAAGACCTCGCTGAACTAACTGCAATTCTAGCCGATCGCTTCGGGCTGATGTCAGAGGCGCAATTTGCAGCCGCAAAGACGCAAGAGAAACTCAACGATATGGCCGCGTTTAGCGCCACGGTCCACGCGGCGTCAGCGGAGTCAATCGAGGCGGAAGCGAAGGCGCTTGAGTTCAGCGCGATCGAAACTGAGAAGGACGCGAAAGCAAAGAAGGAACTTCTCGAAGTCGTAGCCGAGTCGAAGATCGCTTACTCCGATTTTGTGGAGTCCATCACAACTGCAAACGGTGGCGTGAAGTTCGACGCGCTTGACGGTGCACAGCAAACGATCGCGCGCCTTGAGCAGACGATGATGGAGAATCCAGAGAACGCCGAGAACTACGCATCGAAGATTCGCGCAATCAAGGAGCAGTTCGGCTTGATCTCTGGCCCAGCCGAAGCAGCAGCAGCAAGTTTCCGAGTGCTAGAGGAGATGTGGATTACTAGAAACATTTCAACCACTGGCTATGCTACCGCGCTTGGCAAGATTCAGCAGGCGGCAAAAGACGGCAAAGTCGAAGTTGATGAACTCGGCCTAAAGACTGGCGAGGCGGCGGCTTACATGACCGCAGCGACCGGCAATGCAAACACGGCATCTGACGACATCGTGAGGACCGGCAAGAAGACAAAGCAAGACTTGCTTGACGAGATGGGCAACAGCCTCGAAGGGCAGCAAACTAAACTGAGTGGAACGATCAGCAGCAGTATGATCTCAATCTCGACGGCAGTGTCAACAGCGAAGAGTGTTATCAAAACCGGCGTCGGCGAGATCAACGGCGCGCTCGACACTATCCCGCGCATTATTGACATTGAAGTCAGGTTACGCACACCGGCCAACTTGCCGGGCGGTGGCGGCGCAGGTGGCGGACTACCGAACAGTTATTCACGCGGCGCGAATTTCATTGTGCCGCCTGGGTTCACGGGCGACAACTATCCGCTAGGGTATGCTAAGTCAGGCGAGCATGTAATCATCTTAAACGAGCAACAGCAGCAGGCGATCAACAATCAAATGACGATGAACGTGTACGCGCAGAGCGCGCCCAACGTCATCGATGAATTTAACCTAATGCGATCAATGGTGGGTGCTTAATGACCGGACAGTGGTCGATCATCGTGCCGGAAGCGCGAACTAACCTAGTAAAAAATCCCAGTGTTGAAACTAACACGACTGGGCACGCGGCTACCGGCTCTACCATTTCAAGAGATTCAGCCTACGCGCGCGCCGGAGTTTTTTCATTGAAGATCGTCACGGACGATGCAGGTGCGTCTGAGGGTACGGTCTACAATGGTGGTGGCGGCACTGGCGCTATGCCGGTTACGATCGGGACTTCGTACACCGCATCTGTTTTCTTGCGCGGTGACGGGACCGTGTACCTGGGCATATATTGGTACACCACCAGCGGATCGGTTTTTGTCAGCACGTCGTTTTCGAGCGTGTTGACATTAGCGGACAGTGGCTGGACCAGGTACACTATTACCGCTACAGCGCCTGCCACATCAGACTATGCCCAAATCCGCGTCATCACATCGGCTCAACAGTCTGCCAGATTCTGGTGTGACGGCTTCCAGTTCGAGGCCGGGGCGTATGCCACTACCTACATTGACGGCGATCGGCATGGTTGCTACTGGACAGGGCTGTACCACGCCAGCACATCAGCGCGACACGCAAATTACAGATTAGGTGGTCGCGTTGTAGACATCGAAGATACCTACGGCATTCGCGTGCTGAACTCATCAGGGGCCGGAGCTCCGACGGTAGACGTGATGACACAGGCGCTTGCCTTGCAGCCTGGGAGCACGTACATCAACGACGTTTACCGTGAGCGCACGCTAAACCTCGTGCTCGCGCCGTACAGCGCAACGCTGCCCGGCTTACATCTTCTGCGTAAGAATCTATGGAACCTGATCAAGCCTGAAGCATACGGAGAAAATGATCCGTTTCTATTGGCCTACACCGGAAACACGCGCAAGGTATACGGCGCATTCCGCTATGACGGCGGCTGGGACTTCGGGCAGTTGTCGGGAGGCGCGTACAAAGTGGAGCAGCAAGCCAAGGTTTCGTTGCGCCTAGTGGCATGTGATCCGTACTGGTACGAGGACGATCAGCAACAAGAGACGCTCGAATTCACGGATTCGCTTGCGTCTAACAATTATGCTGCGGCGCGTATCAACGGCAACTGGCAGAATCTTGGGACCGGGTTTAACGGCCAGGTAAATTGCATAGTCCCAGACACAAACACGGGCAGAGTATATTTTGGTGGAGCGTTCACAACCGCAAACGGCGTAACCGTCAACGGCGTGTGCTATTGGAACGGAGAAACGTTTGTGGCAATGACGGGCGCTGGCGGAACAGGTGTAAGCGGAGGCGCGGTCAACGCGCTCGCCGTTGCGCCAAACAATGATGTGTGGATCGGTGGAGCATTTACATCTTGCGACGGCGCTACTGCAGATGGCCTGGCCCGCTGGAATTATGCAGCATCAACTTACACTAAGTTTACAAACGGCGCGCCAGGAGATATATTCAACGCGATCGCCATAGATAAAAACGGGATCGTTTATCTCGGCGGATTATTTGCTAACTGGGACGCGAACGCAAATTCAGACAATATTGTTTCGTACAATGGAACCGCGTTCGCCCCGTTAAGCACAGGTACTAATGGTCAAATATACAGCCTTGCTACAGGAATAGATGGATCGACGCTGTACGTGGGGGGTGCTTTTTCATCACCGCAAACGCGCGTCATGTCGTGGAACGGATCGGCGTTTTCTGCAATGGGCGGCGGCGCAAGTAGCATTGTCAGATCAATTCTTGCCGCAATCAATGGCGATGTATACATCTGCGGCGACTTTGCGACAACTCCTACAACGTCGTATATCGCGCGCTGGAGCGGATCATCTTGGTACTCGCTCGGTTCTGGCTTAAGTCTTTCTGGGTATAAACTATTCCCAGACCAGGACGGGCGCGTAGTTGTCGTAGGCCCATTTTCGACTGCTGGCGGAATAACAGCGTATGGTATTGCGGCGTGGAATTTATCTGTATGGTCAGGCATTGATTTGACGCCGCCCGGAGCCGCAGAGGTTATCTGCGGGGCGTCTGCCGGGGAGTCTATGTATCTTGGCTTTGATACAGCCGGCACCGCAACTTCAAGCGGCCTTGCAACTTTAATAAACAACAGCACATCAGACGTGTACCCGATCATCACTATTACCGGGCCGACTACCGGGTCTGCAACATTGCAGTGGCTTGAGAACCAGACAACTGGTGATCTGCTGTACCTCAACCTCGTGATTCTACCGGGAGAGATCGTTACGATTGATCTTAGGCCTGGTGCTAAGTCGGTTAATTCGAGTTGGCGCGGCGCTTCTACCACGTCCAATCGAGGAACCGTATACTTTACGAGCGGCGCGCGGGGGCAAATTTATGATGCAGTGCTTCCGGGTAGCGACTTCTCGAACTGGCATATCGCGCCAGGCTCAAACACGATCGCGGCTTTCGTCAGTGGCACGACTACCGGCGTCGTCATGGTCGCATCGTGGCAGACGCAGCACAACACCGTGGACGGAGCCAGCGCATGATCAACGACGCGCGGAACGTAAAGGCCGAATACGAGTTGTGGTTGCTCACGGATGCCGGTGTGCGGATTGCGTCGCTCGACATGGTGCAGTCGTTCACGTACACGAAGGCCGTCAACAGTTCTGGCGGTTTCAGCCTGACGCTGCCGCACACGTTCGATAAGTCGCTGCTTGAAAAAGATCGCCGCATCGTGATCTACCGCAAGCCCAATGGCGGCGCGATGTCACGCGACTTCACCGGCATCATTGAGACGATCAACAAAGCCGGGCGTGTGCCTTCCTATACCGTGACGGGCTGCTCGTTAAATGGCCTGCTCGAACGGCGCTGTGTGTTGTACTACGCTAAGAGCACAAAGGCGCTGTATTCAGGGCGAGAGGCTGACGACGCAATGAAGCAGATCGTCAGGGAGAACATGGGATCGTCTGCGACGACTGGAAACGGGCGCAAGGTCACGAACTCGATCTCGTCTACCTATTTCAGTGTGCAGGCTGACACGTCGCTTGGGCCGCAGATCGATAAATCGTTCGCGTTCTTGCGCGTGGCTGACGTGCTACGTGATATTTCTGAGATGTCGCGCCAGGACACGCCTGAGATTTTCTTTGAGATGGTAGCGACATCTGAATCAGCGTTTGAGTTTCAGACGTTTAAGACGATGCGCGGCGCAGACCGGCGCTATTCCAGCGGTCTTAGCCCGATCGTGTTCGGCGTTGAGTACGGCAACCTTGACGATCCTGTGCTGTCTGAGTCATGGGCGGATGAAATCAACTACGCCGTCGCTGGCGGTCAGGGAGAGGAAACGAAACGCGCGCTTGGCACCGCGGAGGACACCGCTAGATCAGGCGCGTCGATCTTCGGTAAGACCGAGGGCTTTATCAACGCGACTAATATTTCAGGTAGTGACGCAGCAGCAATTGTTGCGCTCAACGATCGCGCTAAGGAGCTGGTAAACAAGAACAGACCCAAGCGCCACTTCACGGCGCGCATTATCAACACAGCGGGCTGCGCATACGGCAAGCACTGGGGCTACGGCGACTACATCACAGCCTCATACTACGGCGAGCAGTTCAACGCCATGATCAAGGCAGTTACGGTGACGCCGACGCCGCAGGGCGGAGAGAAGATCGACGCCAGGATCGAGGCCTACACGTGAACCACGTCGAGATGACGCTGAGCCACGAGAAACGTCTCGCGTTTCTCGAGGCGCTTGAGCATCCCGTATTTACTGCACTTGGCGCGAAGACGGTCAACATCGCGCAAGTGACAGTAGCGCATGGGCTAGGATACACGCCAACGATGATCAGTGTGCTGATGAATAGCGCGGGTACGGTGTGGCGTAGCGCGGCGAGTGATGCAACAAATATCTATCTCAAGGCAGACGCCGACGGGCGCACCTGTGAGGTTTTTGTAAGGTGATCGCATGACAACCATGATCTATATCGAAGCGCCTGGCACGCGCAACTACATCCACTATCGCGGCGACACGTTCTATGATTCGTTCGTGTTCGAGGATACTGCGGGGAGCGCCGTTGATCTGACGGGCTGGTCGGCGTCTCTGCAAGGCTGGCCGGCAGGTGCGCCGAATGGTAGCACAGCCGTGATCGCGCTGACATCTGGCACGCCAGCATACGTCACGCTTGGCGGCACCGCTGGCAGCGTGACTATCAAGGCAGCCGGGACCGTAGCTGACGACTGGCCGGTTGACACGTATGATTACCAGTTCAAGTTCACAGACGCGGCTGGCGACATTCAAACCTATCTCGTCGGCACGATCGATCAACGCTAGGACATACCATGAGCAACGAGGTAACGCTAAACTTCACTGACACCACGGTTACACTCAAGAGCATCGGCGGCTCCTCCGCTGCCGATGTGACCTCCGCCTTCGCGGCGCACAACGCTGACGAGGGCGCGCACGCAAATATCACTTCGTTTGTCAGCATAGAGGCGTACGGCGCAAGCACTGCGCTGGCCGATAACGCCTCTGCGATTCAGGCGGCGCTAGATGCCGCTGGAGGCGTTTTTGTGCCAGAGGGTACGTACACTTTTTTATCGACGATCACCCTAAACGATCGGCAATCGATCATCGGGAGCGGACGAAATAGCGCACTAAAATTCATGCCTACAATTCCAGGTGACGTTGGAATTTACGCTACGGATAAGACTAACATTATCCTACAAGACTTCACGATCAAGGGCGGAAATCTAAACAGCGCTATAGCCTTACAACTGTCTAATGTGACTGATTCAGTTGTTTCAATTGCAATAGACGGAGCGTGGATCAACGGAGGGAACCCGGCTTACTCGTTCAGCGACTGCGCGATCAATGTCACAAGCGTAGCACCTAGTAATTCATTCGACGTATCTATAGAAAATATCTACATCAACGCGATCATTGGGGATGGGCTTCAGATCACTGGCAATTCTGGCAATATCGTATCCGTGCGCGGGGGAGTAATTGGAGGATTAGACGGATGGTGCATTGATTGCGATCAGGGAACCGAGGAGCCAATTATCACCCTTGAATCCGTTGTGGTCCAAGGCGGATACCTTGGACTATTGAGGGCGCGGATGCTTGCCTCGTCAGCAATAAGGAATTGCCATTTTGAGGCAACTCCCGGAAACACAACGCCACCTATTCAGCTAATAGGGGCTGGAACAACATCGGCGATGATTATCGATGGTAATAATATAAGTCAGGCTGCTGCGGATTACGCGATTGATTTTGCTTTTACCGCAGGAGCGTCCGCAATAAGAATTAAAAATAACCGCTTTACTGGAACGAGTGGTAAAAAGGCCGTTCACTTCGGGTACACAGGGGCAGGTATTGAATTTGGTCCAAACTACTACAACGGATATGGCTCTACAAACCCGGAAACGCTATGCGATCTTGGAACGTACTACGTTAACGATGCGTTACTAATTGACAGCGGAACTGGCGGCGGAAGAATTGTGTATCTTAACGGAATATCTAACGATCCACCAGCAACAATAATTGACGTGCGTGGTAAAATAAAAGCATTTTCACACGGTGGAGCAACTTATACAGCGGCACCGTCAGCAGGTGATTGGTCGAGAGGTGATATGGTGTTAAACTCTAACGCCACCAGCGGACAACCCATGGGGTGGATGTGTACTGTAGCCGGCACACCTGGAACATGGGTTGCTATGGCTAATCTCGCTTAGACCTACTCCCTGATCGCGCCGACGCGCAACGCGATGTACACCGCCTGAGCCGTCGTGCGCGCGCCCAGCCGCTCGCGGATGCTCTGTAGGTGATGTACTACGGTATGGCGCTGGACGCCGAACTCATTGGCGATCTGGCCGTAGTCCAGGCCCTCCGCCACGCATTGCAGTATAGCCGACTGGTGAGGCGTTAGCGTTAGGCTGAACGAGCAGTATGCGCCGGGGCGGGCTGAGGGTGTGCCGGTCAATGGTTACCGCATTTTTCCGGCATTTTTCCGCTCATTTATTCATGCATCTTTCCGGTGTATTTTTCCGGGTAATTGTAATCGTCGGTAACCCGCTACGGGGTGGGGGAGTCGGATTGCAGCGCGTCGATTACCGGGTCCAGTACAACGCGATCGTGAAGCGTCTTTAGGCTACCAATTTCTCCTGGTGCATAAGTGCCACCGCCGTTTGCTGGATTGCCCTGCTGCGTCACGATGTCGTAGCCGTGGTTTTTCCCCCACGTAATAGCGCTGTCCCACATGCGCCCGCTCAGTCCTGGTATGTCGTTCTTGCCAGCGATTCTGTTTTGATTCCATCCGAACTTCCGGCCACTGAATTTTAGTATGTCGATCAGGCGCGTCCTGTCGTCTGCGCTTGAGAAGTTTAGCCCGGTCACGATACTGACGGGCGGATCGGTTTCAGACTGCTGCTTGACATCTGGTACTTCTTCTTTCTCGTACACAACCACTGGAGTTATTCGACCGATCAACTTCCACATTGCGATCACGAAAAGCGCGAATAGGACAATCACCGCAATTGTTGGAAACCAAGCCCAAATGCTGTCAATCGATTTTCGCGTTTCTCCGCTATCAGCCTCGTTTATCATAGCGTGTGCCGCAGCCTGACGAGTCGCCTGTATAGCAGCAACACTAGCCGCGTACTGTTCGCGGTCCACCGCAACCGTCATGCTGATCGCCTGCGCCGTGGCCTGCAACGACACAGCCGTCAACGTCGCGTACTCCTTGCTAACAGTGATGTCGTTCGCCGTCTGCGTGGCGGCCAATGCCTGCAACGTCGCAACCTCGCGCGCCTTCACCGCCTGCTCTTGCGCGGCTTGTGCATACACCCGTGCAGCCTCCTGCTCTTGCGCGGCTGCATCGCCAGCGCTAATCGCCGACAGCGCGCCGCCGGCCTGCCGCGTGGCCTCGGCTGGCGCGTAGATCGCAGTGCGCTGCACCGGCGGCAGAGCAAGCGGTGACGCAGACGAGCCGAACTTGACGCCGCCGTTTGCCGCGACGAATGCTAGGATGACGAGGGCTAGGACGAGGCCGCCGAAGTTTTTCATAGGCGTTTCTACCGTTGCATCTTGGCTATATCTTCCCGTGTGTAATACAACGTGCAAAACCACTCGCCGCAACTTACGCGGAAGTGCGTAGGCTCTTGGATGCTTCGCCCGCGCAGTGAAACATGCACGGCCTTTTCAGGCGACGGCGCCGTGACTTCTTCGGTGTAGTAGCAACATTTGACCTTGTAGATCATGTCGTCACCTTCTTTACTGTGGCTTGATCAATTCGTTTCTTCTTCTCGCCCCACGCGCCGATCGCGTCGCCCAGCGCGACAAACAGCGACGGTACCGGGGGCTGCTTGGGAACGTAGTACGGCAACTCTTTTTTAGCGTTGTTTTTCATGAATTGATTTTTATTAGTCAGCTGCGCGCAATGTCGTGTTGTTGCATTCGTGCCTCGACTCCCAGCAGTACAGACACATAGTCTCATCGCAGTCTGGGCATAGGAAATATTCATATTCGATTACTTCCATCTTGCAGCGCGGACATTCTATACGGTAGCCATCCTCTCTATTCACATCGAGATGACCGCGTAGCGTTAATAGCAACCTGTCAACAGTACATCTCTTGACAACGCTCAACAACTTTGACAATACGTTGTTTTTCATATGCTCCTCAACACTGGCTTGCATTTGTCGCCACTCTGAAACACGACGCGATGACATGATTGACACGCCTCGCAGTAGCGCCACTCGCGCTCAACGGTTTCGTCTGGCACGAACACGACGCGCTGTGTGTTCGGACACAGTGCCGACGCATGGCCGCTGTACAGCGGCTTTACGGTGAGCGGGTCTGCTACGGGCTGCGGGCGCATGTGGTCGGGCGTGATGAGCGGCGTCATGACGCGCGCTCCGCTTTCGGTGCGCTAAACAATACACCACTGCCATACCTGTACTCGTTGCAGCGTGGGCAGTACTCGTCGCGGTCTAGATTAGTGTTGCATTCGCGGCAGACGCTTCTTCACTCAACGTCTGCGTTATTCAGTGCGTATGCCGAGATCGTGTACATTTTGATAGCCGCGATATGCTCGTCTACTACTGATTCGCCAACCCACACGCGCTCGATCTTTTCGAGAGCCGCGCGGTACGCTGGCGCTGTGTCGAAGTAGCGCTCCGCGTCAGGCGTATGCTCCGGCGCGTTCGCGGCGAACCCAGCATTGAACTCTGCAACCCCTGCGTCATACTCTGCTTTCAGCGCGTCAAGTTTGTTGAGAGCATCTTGCAGGTCTAATCGCAATTCGTTTTCGCGTTCGCACGTCCGATCGAGTTTGCCGATCAGTTCGTCCCGCTCACGCTCTGCGTCAACGATCCGCTTTGGTATGTCTCGGCCCATCTTGCCTTCGATGTAGCGCTTGCATTCATCTGCGGTCGTATATTCAGATCCAAGCGGCGTCAAGTGCTGCATCGCGTTGCGCCACCCGTCCCGTTCATCAATCAAGCGCGCGTTGTAGTCGCGGAGGGCGGAGAGGTCCTTAACAAATACGCAATTCCGCTTGTCGATCTCTTTACACACGTTGTCCAGGTGGTGCCTAATCAGTTCGTCCAATGCGCTCACGTCGTCCTCCCGTGCTGTTTCAAAATTGCATCGATCATTACTAGAGATTGCTCTATCGCGCGCCGGGCTGCTCGCAACGTTGCTGGTGAATCAATCCAGTGAGGTACATCCTCGTCAATGCGCAACCATGCGCGCTGCGCCCTGCTATTCGCACGATCGATCGCTGTCTTGATCGCGCGCGTATCATGCAATGTGCCGCGCTTTAATTTGTTCAACTGGCCGTGAGTCATGTGTAAATGCCGCGCGGCTTCACGTTCTGTGCCGTAACGCTTGATGTACGCGCGAATGATGCGACGCGCTTCAGGTGACGACCTCATTTTTTGACGGGGCGTTAATTTTGATGTACCCATAGTGCAGGTCATTTTTCCGCATGTCGCAGCGTACAGTGTCGGTTTCGCGCGGTTTCAAGTGGTCTACAGCATACGCCTGTTGATCTTCCGCGACGCCTTCGCCATCTTGCGGCGCGCCTTGCGCTTGGCGTCGAAGTCGTGCGGGCGCTGTCGGCCAGACCGATGCTTGCTGGTGTGCTCACCGATGACGCGCGGCTTCAATACGTCCACCTTTCCGATCGCCTTTGCGATTGCTGCGAGTAGGTTAATCATGATAGTCCTTTCTGTGTCCTACGTAAACGGCAACGGCTCCAGCACATCATGTATCGTCGCAAACGCCTCGCCGCTCCTGATCATCTCAGGCGTGAATCGGAACACGCTCCAGCCTTGCATCGTCGCAGCGTTGATCTTGCTGTAGTCTGCGCTCAGCGTGTGCCGCCCGATTGCGACCGGCTTGCCCGTGCGCTTGCTGATCACGGCCATTCTGTTACCGCCGTCAACCTCAAGCGCGATTTTTCGCTCAGGCCACGCCCGGTCAAATGTCCAATTGCGATCAGCGTCGAATGGGTAGTCAACAAGCGATCCATCGACCAGGCCACCAAGCACGAGTTGATCGGTCAATTCGATCTCGTGCCGCTTGCGCTCGGCAGCCTTTTCGTCTTTGCAGCGCTGACAAAACTTACTGCCGCGCACGCGCTTATAGTACAGACATTTTGAGCACAGTACATGATTACTCATTCGTAGATCGTCAATCATCCAGCAGCTCTGCGATAAAAATGTGTAACGCTCGCGCCTTGTTAGACGGGATAAAAACTCCCTTCAGCACCGGCACGCCGTCGAACCATGGCTGGAACACGATGAAGCCACCAGGATCGCTAAACGATTTTTTTGCCAACTCACTGTCGGATATCCTGTCGCTCATCTCGTCAGTGAGTGGTATCGATATGCTGTTAATATGCATTCAACGCCTCCAGTTCTCCGCGCTCCTCAGCCGGCTCCTCGCCAGATACACGGGCGGACCACGATTTGAGGTACTCGCCCCACCAGTACTCGACAACCGGCGATGGGACGTTGCAGTTCAGCCACGACAACGATGCCATCCACCGCCGCAGCCGTGGAATCTGTTTAACCATCTGCTCGTAGTTAGCCATCACGCCCTCGTTATCATCGTCACCGCGCCGCCTGCGTGACCGCCGAATCGTGCGCTGACTGCTGCGCCGACATGCTGCGGAAACATCAGGCTTAGCTCACTTCTACGAAATCAACTGACTCCGAGTAATAACCGTTGCTATAGCCATACCAGCGAATTGTCACATAGCCCTTGATCGTTGCGAATTTGTAAAACGTCCAAGTGAAACTTTCTTGACAACCCTTCGCTGGTGTGCACTCTGGATTTCGTCCTACATGCTTGACTTCCTCTGACATCAACAGTGGCTGCCCTATCAGGTCCTGCATTTCACCAACTACATCCTCGACGGTTACGCTTTCTTCGCATTCCTGAGAATGATACATCTTGAACCGCTTGCCGTCGTCGCATGTGAACACAATTTTTTCTTTGCCGACTTCGACGTTCGATAATGTTTTTCCAAGCATATCTTCTACTTGTGGCATCGCGTTCCTCCTGTATGATTACTGAGCCGATCGACCTGCCGCTCGGGCGGTCTCGCATATCCTCGCCGATGGTTTATGACACGGCTCGCGCATTGCGTCTTAGAGGCTAATCGGCATATACAGTATGCGCTCGATCGCGCGCCAGCGCAAGCCTAACATTTGTACTATTGACAATCACGATTTAGAGAACCGCGCAGCCGCTTTTCCTAGAATGCCTGACTGCACGATGGCCTCAAACCAGAATTTTGGATAGCCGCCATTGGCGGCCTTCACACGTTCACAGTTTTCGTTCCATTCCTGAGCGTTGCGGCTGGATATCATCAGTGTAACCACATCGTGCCGCTTGGTCAAATCTAGCATCGTTCTCCTACGCTGTCACGGGCGCGCCCGGCCTCGCGGCGGTGATGTTCGATTAACACTCGCTTGCGCTTCGATGCCGTGCGTTTCGCCGCCGGCGCTGGAGCAGTCCTGACCAAGCGCCTGATCACCTCGTCAACTGACACGCAGCCGGCATGCTCGGCCAGCGCTTTCACTTTCTGCCAGTCGGATTCGAGCATACCGATCGGGCGTCGCCGCATCGTCTCGGATAAGGTGGGCGGCCTGCGCCTTTGCGCAATGGGAAGGCGGGAACCATGACGAACACGCCGTTTTTCCAGGCGGTCAACGCCTGTGACCACGCCATGCTGTTTCGGCCATTCACCACGCCGTCGCGGAATCCATCGCGCAGTGCTGCGGCTTGCAGTTCGGCCACGCGGCGGGCCTGGCGGGCATTGCGGGTTGGGTCGGTTGATTTGTTTTTCACATCACTCTCCGCAATGACAATGTTTATCGAGGCAGTAGCCGCAATCGAGGCATGACGGCTCATTGTCACATCCGCGTTTCGCGCATGGCTCCCACAGCTGACCGCTCGATTTGCGCGGACTGGGTTGTGGCAGATTCGCGGAAACAGCAGATCGATAGTCGGCGTCAGTCAGCGTCGGCGATAGGGTGGAAACCTGCTCTCTGATGCTGGATGGTTCGAGATCGAGCGCCTCGCGGTAGGCATTGGCCGTAGCCTCAGATCGTGCGTAGCCCATCACGTCGAATTCGCCAGCTGCGTGCATCTCGATCATCGTCGATTCCATTGATTCGATTACACGCTCGTACTGTTGGCGCGTGGCCTCGCCGGTTTTCAATTGGCGGCGTAATTCAGTAACAGCCTGTTGATGATTCATGGGTTTATTATCATCTGCGAGAATCTCGAATTTGTGCGTCAGATCATTCTCGGCATTGTACCAGTCCATTTCACAGGTTTTCTCATCGCGAATTTTCACGCAGTAACATTCGTGGATTTTGTCCCATCGTCGTTCCGTGACGACACCCCGCGTGAAATATTCGCGATCGTAAACGAATTTCCACGAAAACACACGATCTCCGATTGAAACCATAACGGCGTTGGTATTCATGATGTTCCTCCTAGAACCGATTTTGTCGTTTTGTCCAGCGCGAGCGGTTCGCGCTGTTGCGGCGGCTGAGGTATGCGTTCACATCCGACACGGCCTGATCGATGTTGTCGAATCGGATTTTTCCCAACTGCCCCTCGAATCCCCACGCGCCGGTGGCCTGCGCTAGTTGCTTGAGGATTGCCCTGTCGCGCTCAGCACCGGTTGCATTTTGCGCGCCGTTCATCGCATTCTGAACGAGTTCTGCCACGTTGTATTGCTCGCCTCGTATCTGCCGTTTGTCTGCCATTTCGCTTACCTCTATGCTCTGGATTGACTACATTATACGCGCAGTTATATAACGTGTCAAGCGTTTTTGCAGTTTCTAATCTATTTGTTAGGTTGTGTTCTAATTCTGTTCTAATCCTACGTCTCGCACACCCACGCCCCGTGCATCCCGCGCCCGACCGCGCCCCAGCGCTGCGCCACGTCGAAACTCACCTCCCCGATCACGTTGCCGCTCCGCATCCAATCACGTGTGGCGGCGTCGCCCGCGCAGTCAAACACGAGCAAGCGCGCAGTGTTCCCGTTCCACCTCACGTCCACGACCTCGCCGATCCTGGCGCAGTCCAGCACGGCGATGTAGCCGTCGTAGTCGGCGTGGTTGGCTGGCAGCGTGTACGCGGTGCGGCCCGGCACCGAGCGGTTGGAGATGACGGCGCGGGTTGGGGCGGCTGCATACTGACTCAACACGCCCCGCTCGCACTCAGCCGACGACGCCAGCACGGCGATAGCGATCAATAGTTGGAGCATTGCGCCTCGATCACGCACTGGTACAACAGCGGTGGAACTGCATTTCCTATTACTGTACAAGCGAGACGATCTTTGTCCGGTAGGATGTACGAATCCGGCAACGACTGGAAGCGGGCCAGCGCGCGCGGCGTCATCTTAACGACGCGGCCAGCGGAAAGCCACGCGCGCCCTATTGCGGCACTGTGACCAATATCGACCGTGACATACGGTTCTTCATCGGCCTTGAATGCGGCGTTAGTTGCGTTGCCATTTGAGATTATAAACGCCCGCGCTGGCCGCTTCTCCATGCTGCCCGTCATAGTGTAGATCGGCTCGTCACTCACGCAAGCGGTAACGCTTGCGCCGTAGTCGTTCAGCGTGCCGTTGATGACGAAGGCGCGGGGCAGGCCGCCCGTTGGTGTTGCTGCAATCGTGTTTGATGGTTCGTCTACTGCGCATACGCCTTGACCAATGAACGATCTGTCGAGTCCGCTTACATTTGCGACCATGATAAAAGTGTCTTGTAATTCCTGAGGCAGTCTTTCCAGTTGCCAGTCCGCGAACTTAGACACCGGCAGCGTGTCGATCAAGTCCTCGATCGCGGCGTACCACCCGATCCACGGCAGGCGCGTGTCAAACATCGGAGCCAACTTCGACGGCTCAGCATGCGTTGCAACTGGCCTACGCGGCTTGCCGTGCAACTTCGCTACCAAGATCAGACGCTTGCGCGTCTGCGGCACGCCATAGTCAGCAGCGTTCAGATGCCAGTAATCCACGCGGTAGCCGTTGCGGTTGAGCGCTTCGAGGATGTGGGCGAACGCCGTAAACGTGCGGTAGCCGTACACGTTTTCAAGCGTGAAGATGTCCGGCAGAAAGTGATTGATATACGCGCACGTCGCGTCAGCCGTGGCGATGTCCTCAGGCGATTCCTCGCCATTCGCTTTCGCGTTGCTGGCGTTCGTGCACACCGGCGATGCGTGGAGCACATCAGGGCGCGGGAGTGACATCATGAGCGCAGTGTCAAGCACGTTGCCCGTGATAGTGTTGAAGCAGTTGTTGCGGGCAACTTGTGCAATCTTGTCATCGTACTCAACGCCGAACAAATGAGTTAGTCCAGCAGCGCGAGCGCCGACGCCGACACCCTCGCCGCCACTGAATAGTGTTGCAATTGTTGTTACTGCTCGCATGGTCGGCCAATCTTTCGATCAATCTTAACGAACGAGTCAAGCGCGCGTTGGTCGATCAGCCAATCGCGCCCGATCTTGATCGCAGCAAGCCTACCGCTACGGCAAAAGCGCCGCACCAGTGACGGAGTAACGCCAATTCGATCCGCTACTTGGTTGACGGTTAGCATGTCTGCGCCTTGTCTGCGCGTCCGATTGCATACTTGATGCGGCCAACCGCGTCATTGATGACGCTCTGCGGCACTAGGTCGGTAAACTCGGTGCAGGCGTACAATACCGCCGTGTAGATCGCTTTGTCAGTCCTATTTCCGTTCAAGTGCTTGATTGCCCTGTTCGCCAGTTCAGTGCTTTGATTTACCAGTTCCATCTTGCCGCCTCGTCTCTCAGGATGACTATATTGTACCACTAGCGGTATAGTTGTCAAGCAGAACCTTTGTTCTAGTCTGCCGTCCCGCCTTCGTCGGGTTGATGTAGCGCAATTCAAAGCGCTGCGCAGCGTCGTTCCAAATGTTGCGCTTGTGCGATGACTTATTCCGTGCCATTGTTCTGCTCCTTTGTGTTGTATGATCCCAGCACCTCCACCGTCACGCCCCAGCACCAGCCGCCGATGCCGCCTGGCAACTGGTAGTCAATGCGCTCGACGCGGGCCGTGCTCAGGTCCACCGTCAATCCGCGCAACCGCTCGGCCACAAGCGGCAGGGAGGCGGCCAGGGTGGGCGGCGTGGGAGCGGCGCTTACAGTTTTCTCAGTTTGCACCGTGTCGATCTCGTTCACGATTTCCGCTTGCGGCTTCGGCTTATTGCTCAACAACTGCGCGCCGTACTCGACAAGTGCCGCGCGGGCTTCGTCTGCGCGCTTATTCGGCGGCGGCGTCAACGGAGCGTAGTCGTGGCGCATACTTGCCGCGCGATCAGTCAGACTAGATCGCGTTTTCATCGTCGCCCCTCAACTGTCTTGCGTATTCGTACCGCTCACGATCGGCGCTGAACGCGCGCGATTTGTCGCTCTGCGCCTTGCGGTATTCGGGCCACAGTTTCGCGGTTTCCATCGGGTACGGGCTGCGGGCGCAAACTTCGTTAAATCGATCGCGCCGGTACTTCTTAAACCACGCGCCGAAGTCGTTAAGCATGGCAGCTATGTCGTCAAGCGCGATCGCGTCGTTGGCTTCGCGCTCGGCCTTCTTGATCTCGCTTGCCGCTTTGTTGCAGGCGCCGCGTAGCGAATCGGTTAGCGGCTGGCCTTCGTAGCCGCACAGCTTAACCAAGGCCACGAATGCGACATCGGCGCGGCGTTGCTTGCGCGGCGGCTCAACGGCCGGGCCGATCTCGCCGGTGAACAGGTTGACGGCGTGCCACTCGGTGGCGGTGGTGGTGGTCATGGTTTAACCTCGTAATCTTTGATCACAACGCCTTGAGATGGTGTCCCTCTTACATGTTCGCCCCACCAATACAAACCTTTATTTTTACCAAATAATCCTTTTTCGGAATAATCCTTGAAGTGTCCTCGGCAAATATGAAGCGCTAACTTAATCCCGGTACTTTGTGCAGCGCCGTCACGATTAAGAATCTTCATCATGGGGTGAATGTTAAGCGTGTAATATCTTATGCAGGGATGTTTCCTTCTTTTCTTTGTTTGCTTGAGTTCATGAGATTTTACAAGTTCTACGTTTTTACAATGCATGAATGATATAGTCAAGAACTCCACCACTAATGTATTCAGCATATCCTGCATAAGTCTATGTATTCCCTCGTCTTGCGGGTCTGGAATTGATTCTTGATCCTTGTGGAATGACGCATATGACGAATTAAAAGTACCATCTTTATTTACATACAGTCTTACCACAAGCCCACGCGGGACAGTGCTTAAGTTTCCTGAATCATCCATGAAGTATTGAGTTACAATCAAGCACCATTTAGCACTACCATCGGACCAGTTTTGTATTTCTTCCCTTTTGTTTTCTTCGGTAAGCTCATATGAGACAATGTGGCTTCCGTAATACCTGAAAAGTTTTCCTAGATTTGTACCTCTGAGCATTTGTCCATCTTGATTTATTTGGCTAGGTCCTCGATATTCTATAAAAATATTCTCGAATGGTGGGGCCATATTCGGCATATCATATAGAGTTAATGTTCGACTATCTATTTCGTAATAGTATCGTGACACATTATCAGCGTTTATTACGATCGCCTCATCTAGCCAGCGCGCAAGCCAACCCTCTGGCGCTGTTTCTCTTGGATTCAATTCTAGTAATTCATCGATTAGACGGCGCGTCATAGCCTGATCTCCTTCGTTCCAGTGCAGGACGGGTAGTTGGGGCAACCCCAAAACGGATGCCCGTCGATTCGGCGCGTGCGCTTAACCATCTCTGATCCGCACTTGCCGCAAAATGGATTGAACTCATTAGCGCCCATCTCTTTTTCTCGATTCTTTCTAAGACTTCTCTTTCGCATGTGTGTGCCGATCTGCGGTCCGTATATTTCTTCAAGAGCCTTGCGGTATTCTGTGGCCTGTTTACTGACCTGTTTCAAATCATTGCGCAGGCGTTGATTTTCTTGCATTCGTTCAGTTCGGTGCCGCTTGCGCGCCCTGCGCCCATTGTACTTCTCGTTCTCAAATTGGCGCAGCGCCCGCCTGGCGTACCGTCTCATCACGTTCATCGTCAAGTCGATCGGCTCGACCGAGATGATCTTAACGCCCTGCTGCGCGGCTAGTCTGCGCTTCAAGTTATCAAGGTGACGCCGATACTTGAATTCGTCCGTGCCTTCTATTGGCCTTAAATGATACTCTCCTTGAAACTCAAAACCGATCTTGATGTCTGGATAGTACCTGTCTATCTCTAGCGGCTGTCCTGTCTTCGGATTCGTCAGCCACTTCGGGCGGTAGTTGTCGATGTACTTGTGTCCGGTAATGTATGCGTCGAGATACTCACACATTAACGATTCGCCTGTAGATTTCATGTGTTGCCCCTTGCTGCAATGAGGGAGGGAGTTGAGCAGAATCATCCCCTTAATTCAGGGAATGATCCAGCGATTGACTGCAACTCGGTCGGTCGTCTCGCTTCGTCATGTTACTCAGGCCTACGCTCGCGCTTCCGTGCTGGTATCGCCCTTCATCCACGGACTCGGCCCTTTCACCGATTTGGGTATCCGGTGTTGACCAGTGCCCACCTGAAGACTTACGGTCATATCCTGCTCGGAGGGCGCGGCTATTTCACTGCTATTGTATAATGTATATGGGGTAGTCTCTAGCCTGAGCCATCCCAATTTGTTAGCGCCAACCGTTCGGCCTGGACGTGTCCCGTCAGAACACCGATCGGGTAACGCAAACGAGCAGGGCCGCGCTAACGGCCCTGCTCGTCGTGTTGTGTTGCTGCTGTTCGCTTCGTGCTGCGTAGTGACATTAAAAAAGCACCTTGATTCCGTGTCGGTTGCCGGTTGGCAGGCCGCGACTAGGTGCGACAAAACAACCGGCACAGAATCAAAGTGCCCTTGCCTAGTCCACACGCCCGCTGCCAACGGGTTAAATTTTTGTGCTACGCTATTAAGATACACGATTTCAGTTTCCGTGTCAAGTGGCAAAATTATAGCCGCCCATGTCAACCCACCGCGCCGGCGCAGGCACGCTCGCGGCAGCGCTAGTCGTCGTCTTCATTTTCATCCGTGACAATATCGGTCGCCATGCTACAGCAAAACGGGCAAGCCTCGTCGCCGTTGTCGATCCACGTCTCGCCGCAGTCGTTACACGTTCGCTCTTCAATCATGATCTCCTTTGTTTGCTCCCACTTCGCTTCCAGCGCTTCATCAGCCCTGGTCCGGTACACCGCCGCTTCGTCGCGCTCAAGCGTGCGCACGTCCTGCCACGCGCCCATGAACAACCGGCGCAGCACGTAGCAGCCGCGCCAGTCGTCGTACAGTTGCCGCGCTGTTTCGGCGCGGAGGTCGGCGAGTGTGTCGGTGAGGGTCACGACAGCATGTCGATCAAGCGATCGATTTGCGCGGCCCGTGCGGCGGCCCATGCGTCGTCATGTTCGGCGGCCCGTGCGGCGGCCCATGCGGCGGCCAGTGCGGCGGCCCGTGCGGCGGCCCATGCGTCGTCATGTGCGTCGTCATGTGCGTCGTCATGTGCGGCGGCCCGTGCGGCGGCCCATGCGTCGTCATGTTCGGCGGCCCGTGCGGCGGCCCATGCGTCGTCATGTTCGGCGGCCCGTGCGGCGGCCCATGCGGCGGCCAGTGCGGCGGCCAGTGCGGCGGCCAGTGCGGCGGCCAGTGCGGCGGCCCGTGCGGCGGCCAGTGCGGCGGCCCGTGCGGCGGCCAGTGCGGCGGCCAGTGCGGCGGCCCGTGCGGCGGCCCATGCGTCGTCATGTTCGGCGGCCAGTGCGGCGGCCCGTGCGGCGGCCAGTGCGGCGGCCCGTGCGGCGGCCAGTGCGGCGGCCAGTTGATCATCGGTCGCTTCTCCGTTTGCGTAACGCTCGGCGATGTCGCAAGCGTTGATGCTGCGCTGATCAGGATCGCTTAAAAGTTTCAACGCCTCACGCGCGCACCATACCGCGAACAATCTCAGTGTTCGCGCGTTAATAAATTCTTCGCGGCATACGACCCATAACCGATCCTCCGCCGGGCATTCTTTTATTTTGAGGATTTCGATAACTGTTCCCGACCATCCTTCCCGCAAAAAACCGCTATTGATTTGCTCTCCATATTTGTCAATTCCAGTTACCGGATCGTAGCACGGTCCTAGCGCTCGAATGTCGTTGATAGTCAGTTGCTTGAGTTCCATTTCGTTATCCTTCCTCGTCCTCTCGGTCCGCAGCGACTCGCGCCATTTCAGCAGTAAACTCAACCAACATGCTGTAGTACCCGATCATGAAAGAGATTTGATTGGCGTAAGACGATTCCCTGTTTTTCAAGGCATTGTACATTTTTGAGCACTCCTTAAAGCGCTCAGAGAATGTTTTAAGGAGTGCTTTAAGGCTAATGACCGCTACGTTATCCTTTTCGTTCATCTCATTCTCCATTCTGCATTCTGCAACTTAGCCCGGTACTCGTTCAGCACGCCGCGCGTCGGAGGCCACACGTTCAACCCGATCGCTTGCGCCATTTCATTAGCCTCGCATGTACTCATCCATGCGATGGCTGCTGCGCGCACGCTCGCGGTGTGGCTGGCCGCGTCCTTCACGGCGGCGAGTAGCGTAGCGGAGATCAGGCGGCGGCATGCGTTGGTGTCGTAGTCGGGTGTCATATGGCATCTATCCAGTCATGCGCCTGCTGTTGATTTTCTGCGTAGTCGCAGAGCCAACCAGTCCGACGGCGTTGTGTGCGACTGCGCGCAACTTAGACAGCCTGCGCTCCAGCGCAGCGATGCGCCGTTCGAGCGCGGCCTCGCGGCGAACCTCTAGCATTTGTGCGCGCGACTCTATCCTCATGACGCGGTCCCCGCTCTTGAAGTCAGCATAGCAATCTCTCCACCATTCCTGTGTATTCATGGCCGTACCCCTCAACCAGTCGTTATAGATGCGCGCGGCCTCAGTCATGCTGTAGCCGTAGTTGAAAGACAACTCAGACAACATGAATTCGTGACTGCTGCTGTAGTCTTTGATGCTGTCGAGCATCAACAGAGCGTCCCGCCGGTCGCGCTCAGCGTCCGTGAGCGGCGGCGCGAGGTGAGTGTCGAATTTGACGGTGGTCACGCTTCCACCTCGTCTCTGTTTTGTTTCGTACTGCGCCTTAAATCGAACTGTTCAGTAACGCGAGCGTTCCACTCGATCAACTCCAGCCGTTCGCGTTCTATAACTGATTTCAGTTCGGCTTCCAGTTGCGCGGCGCGTTCCTCGGCGACTATTGCGCGGCGCTCAATATTTTTGTAGTCGCTAAACAAAACAATGTTTTCTGGCTCCATGATTGCTCCTCTCAATTTCAATGCCGGGGCGTCGTTTGCGGAGTCGTGCTATATGTATCCGCATCAACACGGGCGCTCCAGCATGATGATAATCTACCCGGCCCCGTACCCGGCCCCGTACCCGTCCCCGGCCCCGGCCCCGTCCCCGTCCCCGGCCCCGTACCCGTCCCCGGCCCCGTCCCCGTCCCCGGCCCCGTACCCGTCCCCGGCCCCGTCCCCGTACCCGGCCCCGTCCCCGTCAATATCATGGTTCATAGTCTTTCGCTCCTCTGATCGAAATTTCTGCTGCGTCCGTGCACAGCGTAATCTCGCAGTCCTCAGTGAGATGTTTTCGCAACTCCGGCGCGCCGATCTTGCTGGATGGATCGAGTCCATAGACAGAGACGCCGCTCAAAAATGCAGCGCCATTCGCCGGCCTCCAATACCACAGCCTGCGAGAATCGGTCAGCAAACACTCACGCCCGTTATAGCTCATCAACACGCCTGCGTGGACGCCTGCGTCATGACAGCGGACGATCACGTACTTGCCAATCATTCCGTTATCGATCTTAGGCTCGTGTGCTCCATGCCACTGAAGATTTAGCAACTCGCCGATCTGCTTGATCTGCCCTAGAGTCAACTCATCGATGTTCATTTTCATTTTCCTTTTTTTGTTGTGCCGCCGCCTGTGCGTCTACGGACCGACTCCATCGAAACAATTATCGATGTGGTCCCGAACTTGTCACGTCACAGTCAGCAGCGCGGTTACGCTACAGTCCCTCGTCGTCGCGGCCCAGTTGCTTCTTGCCGTTCCTCAACTTGCGCTCATTGACGCGCTTGTTCAAGTACTGCGTGGCGGTTTCGTAATCTCCGCCAGCGTCATCAAGAGCGAGAGCGATTTCCTCTTGCGTTGCGCCTGCGCTGATTCGCTCAAATTCCGCCTTTGGATCATCGTCGTGATCGACAACCGTCGAGCCGTCGATCTTCCACTCTGGCGCGTCGGCTGACTCAATGTCCGCCTCGATCGTTAGGCCAAACGGGACATCAAAGCGGCGCTTGAGCGCGTCGGCCTCTGCGCGTTTCATTGCGCACTGTACGCGCTCCATCTTCGTCTGTTCGCTCTGGCGCAGCACTCCGATCCCACTGGTGTACGGCTTGTCGCCCAGGATGTCCTTCACAGAGTCCCACGGAATGCCGGCCTTAGTCATCCGCTCGATCATGCCGCAATAGGTCATGACGTTTTCTGTGTCGAACAGCCTGGCCTCGAATGCCAGCGCGCCAGACTCGATCCCGTACCGCTTGCGCTCATCCGCGTCGACGATCTCACGGAAGTCAATCCAGAAATTTCCTTGCACCTGCTCGCGCGCTTTCTTGCGAAGTCCCTTGATCCCGATCATCGGCCCGCGATTCGGGATGTACCACACCTCACCGTTGAACGGGTCGAGTCCATGTGCTACCGCGATCTGCGCAAGCGCGAAACGCTCGCCGGGTTGCAACTTCGAACCTCCAGGCAACATCGCCTTGATCCGATCATCAACCTGCTTCAACTGATGTTTGTCGGGGAGTAATGCTAATGCGTTTCCCATACCGCCTCCTTTATGCGCCTTCTGTGGCGCTGTTGTAGTGCGTCCACTTCACGTCGTTGCTGCGCATCGCCTCCATGAGCGTGATGTCATCGTCGGTCAACTCCGCCATGTGCGCCTCGAACTGGCGCACCTTCTCAGCAGCAAGCCTCTGCGTAGTCTCAAGCGCCGCAGCAATCTCACGCCGCATGTCGTCTGCGCCGCGCAGCCCGGAGGCTGCGGCACGGCGAGCCAGCACCTGCGGCATGGTCATCAGCGACGGATCGATCTCGCGGGTGCCGTCGCGGTGCTGGACGGCGACGATGCGCTTGCGAGGGCGGCATATTGCACAGCGGCCGTCATGCGTAAACATCGGGTCGTGCGTGCAGGTGGTCATGATTGCGCCCCGGATTTCCGGATCGCGGCGTCTGCGCGACCCATGATCCGCCTGCACTCTGGCGGCGCGCCGTTGATCTCCTCGTCGCACCAGTTGCGCAGCGCCTTCAGCGCCTCCAGCAACTCAGGCGCTGCGGCGATGAGCAAAGCGTTGGCCCTGTCTTCTTCGCTTTTACCAAGAGCGTTAATTCCGCTACCGCCGTAGCAGCCAAGTACCCGCTTTCCATTCTTTCCATTCAGGCTTGCGAGATCGTACCGCCTCGGCCTTCCGGTTGATTCGTCCCACCACTCCCACGGTCCCGGTGTGTGCTTCGTCATTTCGTAGCCTCCTGCTCGCGCGCCAGTTTGCGGCGCTCGATCTCATCTCTCGCAAGATCGATCAGCGTCGCGGTCATGTTCGAGTAACGCCTCCGCTTGCGGCGCACATCATCGAGCGCCAGCCAGGCCAGCATCCTGGCGGCGCCGGCGTCTTTGATGTTGATCTGATCTGGTCGTTTTTTTGGCATATTGCCCTCCATGATTTGATCTGTGGCAACTGCGGATTCGAACCGCCATGGCTATCATCATCGGCCCACTGCCGAGTTGCCGTTATATCCGCGCCGCCGTTGCCGGGTGGCCTTGAGTCGGCGCGGGGTGTGGGTGGGGTGCTACTCCAGGATTGCTTCGAAACCGTTGTCGCCATCGACAACGGTGTAGCCGCTATCGTCCGGCTCGTTGCTATTCCAGTCGATCAGTACTGCATTGCTTGGCACGTTGTCTCCGTCGCAGAACCCAGTTATGATCCCGCGTCCAGTTACCGTAGGCCACACATCCATGATGTTGGCGGCCCGTACTTCGCGGCTGTTAATGTGATTCCCAATTAGGTGATTGTACTTGTTCATTTCATTGCCTCCGTGCGTTTGATTGATTACATTATAGACGCATTCTATAATTTGTCAATACGCAAAATGGCGATTCGACCCAGTACTTTAGTACTACCTATCCACGCCACGCTCGCCATTTTGCGCGTTTTCGTGGTTTGCGGCAGGTGTGGGCGTTGCTGTAGCAGGTGGTTGACATGCGGAGCACAAATGGCGTATACTGGTTGACAGTTGCACGCATGTTCGAGCATGGCGGTAAAACTAACGGAGGAAACATGACCAGGGAAGAGTGGTTGGAAGTCGTCAAAACGGTTGTGGCGATTGTGTACGGCGTGCTGGGCGTGCTGTCGGTGTTCGGGCCACTCGCGCAATATCGGGAGTGGTTCGTTTTGCTTTCCAGCATCGTTGCAGTTTTCGCGGCGGCTCTCGGTATCCAGTTAACGAAGCCGACTGAGCAGATCGCTGACATCAAAGCGCGCAAGGCTTCCGGCAAATAGACGGCGTATGGCGGCACGGCCTTACGCCGTCCTCCTTTTGCAGCCCGCGCCGCAACGTCATATACGTGTGCGGCTCTGGGGAGAGGCGCATAAGCGGCGCGGGCGAAAGAGGTAACATTGCATGTTTGATTACGTTTGGTTTTGGAGATCGAGATTACCTGAGCGCAAGGGGCAGGCGTGCCGCGTCGTTGTACGTGGCCGCATGAATAGCGTGTTGGTTGAGTTCGCAGACGGCTACAAAGTCATCACATCGCGCTACGCCGTGAGAAAAAATGCGACACCGTAACAATCTCTACTTGCTCGTGATCGCATCGTTGCTGTCCATGCTCCTGTTGGCCGCTCTCTCTGTGTCAGCGCCGCAGCCTGGCGCTTCTGTGTCGCCGCTCGCCGTTGATAGGCCGACGCCGACGAGCGAGGCCACGTTGGTGCCTGAGTCGTATCTGCCGGCGGTGCTGCGCAACTGGTCACCGTTGCCTACGCCAACGGTGAGGCCGACGCCGCCATGAACATTGTGAGCGTTGATCAGTACCTGAATCTATTTGCGTCGGCTGTGTTGCTGGGGCTGGCGCTGACCTCGCTGCTAAAATCGCGCGGTAGAAAACTTCACGCACTGTTGATTTCATGCATCGCAATTTTCAACGTTTGTTTTTACGCAATCGCAATCACGACGAGCCTCAACGAAGCCTACCGCTATGAATACGCCGCGATCAGCGGGGCGCGCAGTTTCGTTACCATCCTAACTCTGTGCGGCGTTGGCGTGAATGTGTTGAGGTCTAAACTATGAGCGATGAAGCGAAGTTCATCATTACGGTTGTTGCCGGTCTTCTGTCCGGCGGACTCATTCAGTCGTGGTTTAATCGGCGCAAGACGGCTAGTGATGCGTACAACGTTCTGCTCGACGCATTGAACAAGAGCGGGCAGACGATCGATGATTTATTTGGCATGTTGGCCGAGGTGCCGCAACTGAAATCGCAGTTGAAAACCGCGCAGGACGAAATCAAATCGCTTAAGCGGCAATCAGATTTCTGGATTTCATTCTCGCGCACCATGCACGGCGGTGCAGTAGCTAACGCTGATTACATCCGCAAGCTTGAGCATATTCCTCCGTTTGAGCCGCCGAAGTTCCCGTCTGGTCCGCTAGGAGTTTTGCAAACATGAAAACATTCCTTGCCGTTCACCTTCCCCCAGTTGGCCGGCGCAACGGCCTCGGTGCATTTCTTGACGCGGGCGCGGCTGGTGTCGTGGCGTTTCAGTGCGGATTTCAAGCAACTGCGAATCAGTTCTATGCCACGCGCTTTCAGGCGTATGGCAAAGACAACCCCGACAATTTCTACACCGATCCGATCGCTGCCGCGCATTCGCACTTCGACGGCCAGCAATTGAAGTGGCGGCAGAATCCCGGCGCGAAAGCGCGGCTGTCCAACAACGAGTTGGACTTAGAAACGCCATGGCACGGAGAGAAGCAAGCGCAGTTCTTTATCAAGTTCATGCGACTGTGCGAATCCATCGGCGAGTACGGCGGCATTTGCAATTATGCTGGCGGCAACCCCAGTGACAACGCCTTGCTGGACGGTACGCCGTGCTCACTCGAAGATCGCTGGCGTTCAGTGTTACCCGCCGTGAAATATGCGGGCGAGCACGATCACTACGTTGTGCTGCACATCCATCAGCAAAATCACGGCCTGATGGAGTCGCCCGGCGGCCAGCAAATCTCACTACGTCATCGGCGCTCGATCGCGTACTGGCTGCGCAATGATCTCCACCCGGAATGCATTATCACCAAGCCGCCACGAATTATCTTCAACGAGGTTTCGAACGGCGTTGGTGGCGTTGAGCCGAACGAAGACGCCTACTACAAATCTGTGACATGGCTCGATCAGCAGTTGCGCAACGATCCATACAACAGTCTGTACACCGTGCTGTGCCTGTATCAGGCTGGCGCGGCAGAGCCGATCAGCGAGAGCATGTATCGACGCCTGGCCGCTTACATCGCTACGCAGAGTGAGATCGTGATCAACCCGTTGCCGCCGATTGAGCCGCCCCCGCCGGTTGATCCCCGCGCCAAATTCGCGGGCCGCATCGCCACGGCGCAGTATGCGGGGCTGCGCGAGTACGTGACGGAGCGCGACGGCACAATCGAGGTGATGCCGTGAACAACATCGACCCAGCATCTCCCATTGCAAAATTCGAAGCCGTCCTGTCAGCCATCGCGCAAGATCAATATCGACTCGAAAGCAAAATCGAGGCGGCCATCGCGCAGTTCGAGCGCGAGATCAAGCCGCTCGTGTTGGCGCAGTCTAGCGGTGGCGTGCCTGAGCGCGTACTGTTTTGCAGCCCGGTCACAGGTCAGATCGAGACGGGCGCTAACATTTGGGGCCTCGACTGGTTCGATGCCTCGCCGTACGGCAAGCAGCACGGCGCGTTGAAGCACTACCACACCGGTGATGATCTGAACCGCCCCGGTTACTGGGATAGCGGAGCGCCCGTCTACTGCACGGCTGACGGCGTGGTCGATTTTGTCGGCCAGGTCGCCGGTTGGCAGGGCGATGTCGTGATCGTTGAGCACGCGCTTGAGGATGGCTCAACGGTGTGGACGCGCTATGCGCACATCAAAGTGGACGCCGATCTTGACGACGGTGAACCGGTAAGCCGCGGGCAACATATCGGGTACATCGCAGATTACACGCCAGCGGGACCGCGAGGCGACCACCTGCACTACGATGTAGCGCGCATAGACATCGGTGATAGACCGGGCGACTGGCCGGGGTTGTCGCTGGAGCGCGTGACGAGAGACTACATTGACCCGGTGACGTGGCACAGGGGGAGGAGCAAGTGAGCGAATGCAATCCAGTTCATGTTTATCCGCAAAATGACGTTAAGCCACACGTCACCGATGGCTCGCCGTGTTGGTGCATTCCATCGATAGAATCTGAAAGCGGATCAGTAGTTGTGATCCATAATGACTGCAGTTCGCTGACGACTGATATAATGTGTTTCTACAATCGCTGTTCGGGTAAGGTAAAAGATGCATGACAGACTACATCCACGAAGATAAGGAAACCGATCGGCTCGAAGACGCCGTGAAGCACGGCGCGGCGTGCGGCGCCGTACGCAACGACATGTACCTGTGTCAGATGGGCAGCGGCGGCACATCTGATCTGCCGCCCATCACGCAGGCGGAAATCGACGCCGCGATCAAGCGCGTGAGCATAGACATCGAGGCGATGGACAATGAGCCGCCCGTCAACTCGTGATCGCGCCTGGTCAGCGCGCGTCATCGGCAAGCATCGGCGCTGGCTGATCACGCTGGCGGTGATGCGGGCGTTCTGGAGGATGAGGTGAGTAAGCGTACGCCGATCGATCCGCTATACAACGTCAGCGCCAAGCCGCTGAAGCCGCGAGACCTTCGCCGTGTTCAGCGCAACGCTTTGCCTCCGGTTGATCGGGCGCAACAGTTCCATCTTGATCGAGAAGCGATATGGGCACGACGTTGGCGCAACCTCGCACTGTTCGATGTAGTGTTCTGCGCCGTGGCGGTTACTCTGATCGTGTTCGCGGTGGTGATGATCTTGAGCCTGCCGAGCACGGGGCAGGCGTGGCGGTTCTGATGGATGCGGTCAAGGCGATTGAGTTCGTCGCAGAGATACGGCAGGTGAAAACTCTCAGCGACCATACCGTCAATGTGACGCTGAACTTTCCTGAGTATTGCACCGAACAAGTAGCGGAAATGTTGAAACATCACGGCTGGCAAGTACGCGGAGTGTTTGAGTTTATCCAAGTTTTTACAAATGAGCAAGAACAAAACTGGGAACAAACTAACGAACGAGCAGCGCGCAACCCTCTTGGAGTGGATTGCGGCTGACTATGACTGGCGCGTGATCCGCAACTGGTTTGAGGAACGCGGCTGGCCGTCTATTACGCGCGCGCTAGTCACGTATTACCGCACATCGCGCGGCGAGAGTATCCAGCGCATCAGGACCGAGCGCTACAGCAAAGCGCTTGATGCTGGACTGGCGCAACGGGCAGAACGTGTAGAGCGCTTAAAGAAACACGCCGACGAACTGGAAGCGTTGAAGTGGGAGCCGGACAAGAACGGGCGATTGTGGAATGAGAAGGCGTGGCGCGAGACGCTGAGGGACATCGCGGAAGAGATTGGCGAGCGTAAGCAGAAGCACGAGATCAGCGGGCCGGACGGCGAAGCGCTGATCCTAAAGATCGTCAGAGCGAGCAATGCAAGCGCAGATAACGATCAATGATGCTTACGAGCAGCACCTTGACAACAACTCGCGCTTGCAAATCATCTTCGGCGGTTCGTCGTCGGGCAAGTCTGTGTTTGCGGCGCAGCGCGCAGTCATCCGCGTGCTGGAAGGCAAGCGCAACTACCTAGTATGTCGAGCGGTAGGGCGCACGATTCGGCGCTCGGTGTTCAGCGAGATCAACGGCGCAATCGCTGACGCTGGCTTAACTAAGTTGTTCAGTGTCAACAAGAGCGAATGGACGATCACTTGTCGCAACGGCTATCAAATACTATTCGCCGGGCTTGACGACGCAGAGAAGATCAAGAGCATCAGGCCAGACAAGGGCGTCGTCACTGACATTTGGGTAGAGGAAGCGACAGAGACAGAGCGCGAGACGATCAAGCAGTTGCACAAGCGCCAGCGTGGCGGTGACGAAGATACGCCTAAGACGCTGACGCTGACCTTCAACCCGATCTATAAGACGCACTGGATTTATCAGGACTATTTTGCTAAGATCGCTTGGGCAGATGATCAAGCCGAATACACGTCGCCAGAGTTGAGCATCCTTAAGACGACGTACAAAGATAACAAGTTTTTAACGACGCAGGACATAGCCGACTTAGAGGGCGAGACAGACGAGTATTACCGCGACGTGTACACGCTCGGCAAGTGGGGCGTGTTGGGCGATGTCATATTCAAGAACTGGACCACGCGCGACTTATCGGACATGCGCGACCAGTTTACGAATCACCGCAACGGGCTAGACTTTGGATTTAGCAGTGACCCGGCGGCGCTGGCGGTGATGTACTACGACCGCGCGCGTAAGATCGTATACATCTACGATGAACTTTATGAGCGCGGCCTGACCAACGATGTGCTCGCAGACGAGATCAAACAGCGCGTTGAGCGGCAGTTGGTTGTGTGCGACAGCGCAGAACCGAAGTCAATCGCTGAGTTGCAGGGCTTCGGCGTCAATGCGACGGGTGCACGCAAGGGCAAGGATAGCGTTGTATTTGGTATTCAGTGGTTGCAGCAGCAGCAGATTGTGATTGATAGCAAGTGTATCAACGCGCGCAACGAGTTATCGATCTACCACTGGAAGAAGGACAAAGACGGAAACGCAATCAGGCAGCCGGTAGACAAGAATAACCACATGATCGACGGTGTGCGCTACGGGCTTGAGGACGATATGATGGGGGGTGTAACCGTGATGGAGAATCCATTTTACAACTGAGGCAACTATGAGCATTACTGACACGCTCCGTCGAAACATCGTCAACTGGCTGATCCCTGAATACTCCGAACGCATGGCCCGGCTCAGTGAGTACAGCGCGCGTCGCGATTACCGCGAAGGCGCACAGCGCCGCCCGCTAAAGGTGAAGCCAGAGCAGGCCGACGACAACTTGATCCTTAACTTCACTGGCCTCATCGTTGATCGTGGCATCTCAATGCTGTTTGGCAATGGCGTGGAGTTCGATTTCGGAGAAGCGGAAGAGACGCCGGATGGCGAAGAAGCAGCGACCGATCCGCGCAATGACTACATCGATCGCGTGATGAAGGCGAACACCTACCCGATCTTTTTGCACAAGACGGCGCAACTCGGCGGCACCTACGGCACGGCCTACGTCAAGATCATGCCTGGTGCTATGCCCGACGGCTTGCCGCGCTTGGTCGCGCTCAACCCTCAATGGCTCACGCTGGACGCGCCGCCCGAAGATATGGAAACAGTATTTCGTTACACGATCGAGTACAACACGACAGATGAGAACGACAAGGAGATCACGCGCAAGGAAGTGACGGAGCGCTTGCGCACAACCGAGGGCTGGGCCGATACGTGGTCGGTGAAGTCGTACATCATGCGCGAAGGCACCGGCGGCAAATTTGAATTGGTGTCTGACGTGGAGTGGCCGTATGAGTTCGCGCCGATCGTGCATTGGCAGAACTTGCCTGATGCTGAACAGTGCTATGGGGATAGCGACATCACAGACGATATGATCGCTGTGCAGGACGCGATCAATTTCGTAGCGTCCAATGTGCAGCGCATCATCAGATACCACGCACACCCGAAAACGTGGGGGCGCGGCTTTACAACGAGCGGTACTGCGTCGTGGGGCGCTGACGAGATGGTGACGGTCAACGGCCAGGACGCTATGATCTCGAACCTTGAAATGTCGTCTGACCTGGCATCCTCGCGTGAGTTCCTGCACTATCTGCGCGGCGTCATGTTCGACATATCGCGCACGGTTGACTTAGCGAGCATGTCTGACAAGTTGGGCGCGCTGACAAATTTTGCGCTGCGTGTGCTGTACAAAGACGCGCTCGACAAACTCGAAACGAAGCGCCTGCTCTACGGCTGGGGATTGACTGAGATCAACCGGAGATTGTTGTTGCTGGCGGGTATCGCCACGGAAGACGGCGGCGATGTCGTTTGGTCTGAGCCGTTGCCGATTGACGACGTGGGCCAGGCGCAGGCGCTGCAAACTGACCTCGACATGGGCATCGTGGATAAGGAAACTGTATCAACAATTCGCGGCTACGACTGGGAAACAGTGCAAGAGCGTTTAGCCGAGCAAGAGCAGAGCGGGTCAAATGTCGGAGAGCGCATCTTGAGCGACTTCCAGCGCGGTGGTGGTAGTTCGCTGCTCGATCGGATGATGGGGACGACAGGACAGGATAATGTCATCGCCTGACTTATTGAGGTTGGCCGAGCAATTCGCAGCGGCCAGCGCGCGCCGTGATGCCGTTGCGTTGAAGCGCATCGCGTCGGCGTACGCGCGCATGTACCGCCGTTTGTCTGGTCAGATCGAGGCGCTCGCCGAGCAAGTTGGCGGCGGCCAGATGACGACTGGGCAACTTGCGCGCTTCGGGCGCTGGCAAGCACTGCGCGAGCAGATCGCAGGGGAGTTGGGAGACTTCTCGTCATACGTGCGTGTGGAGTTGAGCAGCACGGCAGAGGACGCGATCGCGCGAGCGCTATCCGATTCACGTTCGCTGATCGGCATCAGCACGCAGGGCGCTGGCCTATCGGTCGCGTTTAACTCGTTGCCTACAAATTCGGTCATGCGTCTGCTGGGCTTTTTGCAGACAGGATCGCCGTTGTACAAGCGCTTGGCACTGCTGTCGCCCGTCAACGCTAAAGCATTGGCCGATCTATTCGTGGAAGGCGTTGGCCTGGGCTGGAACCCGCGCAAGATTGCTGCCATGATGCGGCGTCAGTTCGGTGCCAACCTGACGGACGCGCTACGCATGACACGCACGGCGCAACTGTACGCATACCGCGAGGCGACACGCGCGAATTACATCAATAATCCAGAGATCGTGCAGGGCTGGTACTGGATGGCAGCGCTCGGTCAGCCGCAGACGTGCATGAGTTGCATCAGGATGCACGGCACGTTTCACAAGTTGAGCGAGCGCTTGAACGACCACCACAACGGGCGCTGTACGATGCTGCCGGCGGTGAAGGGCTTCGGCAACCCGATCAAACAGAGCGGCGAAGAGTGGTTCAACGCGCAGCCGCCGGACGTGCAGAAGAGTCACATGGGGCCTGAGTATTGGCAGGCGTGGAAAGACGGCAAGTATTCGTTCGGCAACATCAGCCGCGAATATGACAATGACGTGTACGGCCCAATGCGGGTTGCCACGACGCTGAAAGAACTGTTAGGGGGTGGGTGATGATTAGCAGTGCAGATTTTGCAGTCGCGTTAGGCAGTCTCCAGCAGTGTTTTTACGGTGGGACAGCCGAGGTTCTATTTGACCGCGTTGGAGTAGCAGTTCTTGATTACCGCGAGTCCGAGGCGATCCCGGCGAATATGTATGCTACTCATTGGCGCTGTCACTATTGCGGCACGCTGCAAGTAAAAGCCCGCGTGACGTGCTCGCAATGCGGCGGGGAGCGGAGAGAATGAGTTATCAATGCACGCGGATTCATGACAATAGCGGAACGCAGTGTAATGACTGCGGTTGTATTCAGATCAACGCCGCCCTTTGCCCGCGCTGTGGCGCTACGATGAGTATCAGCGATGTTTTTGGACACGAGAAAGTATGCCCGGCAGAGCAACGTGATACCTGTTCTGCGACGCTTACCGTCAGCGCAGAGTGGCCCGACTTCCTGACGGCGGTTCAGGCCGCACGGCGCGAATACCGCGCCCATCACGTAGAGCGGATCGCCGTTGTCGATCTCGCGAATCTCACAATCGGGCGCGTGATTGCGTTTGAGAAGCATGTTGACACCGTAAAATAAAGTCGTATACTAGAAGCACAACTAAATAACGTACACGCAACGCGAGCGACAGGCGCGGGAATCCAGAGACAGGAATCCCAGCGCCTTTTTATTTACCCAGGAGTAATCGCAATGACGACCGAGACGGTCACAGCAGAGGTGGTCGAGACGACCACGGCAACCGAAACGCAGACGCAACCGGCGGGCAAGACGCCAGCCGAATTGCAAGCGGAGTTAGCGCGAGTTGAAGCGGCGTTGAAAGACGCCAACAAAGAAGCGGCCAGCCGCCGCAAGAAACTTGAAGAGTTCGAGAAGGCTGAGCAAGCGCGCAAAGACGCTGAGTTGTCCGAGACGGAACGACTCAAGAAAGAATTGCAGAGCGCCCAGTCAAAACTTGAAGCGGCTCAACGCACGGAACTACAGCGCAGCGTGTCAGACGAAGTTGGTTTACCCGCAGTGTTCGCCGCCAGGATTCAGGGCGCGGATCGTGACGCGATGTTAGCGGATGCCAAGGCGATACTGGCTGTATTGCCGAAGGGCACCACGTTAGCGCCGAAGATCGGGCCGACGAATCCAGGCGCGGCCACGAAGGGCGAAACCGACGACGAAAAGCGCAGGCGCTTAGGGCTACGATAGGAGTACACATGACACAGTTAAACACCTTTGCAGACATCTCCTCGATTGCACAAGCGATTCAGGAAGATGCCATCTTCATCGAACGCGATACGAACTTCATGACGGATAGTCAAATCGTCACGACTTTCACCGATGGGCGCGGCGGCAACACGCGCACCGGTTATCAGTACAACGCAGGCACCGCAAAGACTCTCGCCGAAACCGACGACATGACCAGCGAGGCTTTCACGCCTGCAGCGCTGGAGACTTTGACGCCCGGCGAGATCGGGTTGCAGTTTTTTCTCACGGACATCCGCATCGACACCGACGCGCCAGAAAACATTCGCGCTGATGCCGCTGTCGAGTTAGGTGCAGCGGGACGCGACAAGATCGAGGCCGACATGCTCGGCTTGTTCACGTCGTTCACCGGCGGCACGATGGGCACAGCGGGTAGCGCGATCACCTGGGGTCAGGTGTTCGCCGGCGCTACCGTGGTCCGCACGAATAGCAAGAACCGGGCATTGCCTGTGTACTGCGTTCTGCACGAGTATCAATGGCACACGCTGGCGAAGGCCACGAGCGTTGCAGGCATCACCTTGCAGAGCATCCCTGATCGTTTGGTCGGCCCTGGCGGCACCTGGTACGTTGGCAGCGCGGCGGGCATCAACTTCTATACCACAACCAACATCACGATCGCATCGTCCAGTTGCTACGCTGGCATGTTCCAGCGGCCCGCGCTGGCGTATGATCTGCGGCGCGTGATCCGTGTTGAGCCACAGCGGGACGCATCGCGGCGTGGTTGGGAACTGAACATGAGCGCACACTACGCCAAAGGCGTGTGGCGGCCAACGTTTGGCGTTGCGATGTTGAGCGCTGCCACGGCACCAACGGGCTAAGGAGAAATAGACATGAGCGACTTCAATGTTCAGATTGCATCGTTTGACATCGGGCCGGTCGTAGGCGCGCAGAGCATCCCGGCTTTCCGCGTGCCCGAAGAGGGTGGCGGCATCACCGTGATCGATGGTCTGTTGACACTCAACAACACCGGCGGAACTGCTGCGGCTGCGCTGTTCGGTACGGCTGTAGCGGCATGCGTCGTCACGTTCGGATCGCTGGGTGCAGCCGCGAACGGCACGGCAGGTTCTGCTCCGACCGTTGACGGCACGATCGGGTATTT